ATGAGCAGAGAGATATGCAGGGATTGCCGGAAGTTGACGGCGAGTCCGGTGACAATGATGGTGTCTTGGGATTATGGTGTGATCGTTGGGGAGAACGAGACGGTATGCCAGGAGTGCTGTGGCAAGCGGTACGATGCTGCCCGCTCGGCGTGGGAGCGTGAGAACGGAGCAGCTCCAATACCGAAAAACGCAAGGAAATCGAGGCGAGTCCGTAGATATGGGATCAGGGCGGAAAAACTCAAAGCGATGAGCTTCCCAAAAGATGTCGTCGATTTGGCCCTTGTCGCTGCGGGACGCTGCTGTTGCATCTGCCACAAGTTCTGTGGCGTCAGGATCGAGACGCATCACATTCGGCCTGTTTCCAAGGGGGGAGACGACAGCTTTGAGAACTGCATTCCCCTCTGTTTTGATTGCCACGCGGAGGTTGAACACTACAACGATCAGCATCCAAGAGGACGTAAGTTTTCCGAGAGCGAGCTTCGGAAGCATCGTGATACATGGTTCTCGAAAGTCGAAGAGATGAATACGCTCACGGCGCCGGTGACGATGCTGGACGGGTATGGGCCGCATGTGGTCTGCCCAAAATGCGGGAAGCAGATACACTTTGTCCGCACGGAGCGAGGGAACAAGATGCCTTGTGAGCTTGAGCTGAAGCAGGGAGATGGGCGGATGACGCTGATCGACCACAACGGGGTGATGCACCGAAAGGCGTCGGCAAAGGTGCATGGCTATGAGCCGCACTTTGGGCACTGCGATACTGGATCGCGCCGCCCGGACGGGAGCAGGACGGTAGTCATCAAAAACGAACATAACCGAAGGAGGGGGATATGATCTCTTGTGATGAGAATTGCACTTGCTGCCAGTATGCCGACACAGACAAGTGCCCGTTTGCGCTTGCAGGCGACGCGGATCAGGCGCTGGATGAGGTGTTTCTCCTGCAGATGGAGGAGGATATCGTCAAGGCTGCCGAGGCGGCGGGCGAGCCTGCTGCGAAATGGAAACAATGGGTATCGAATAGTCCCCAGTCCCAGGTGCAAGCGATAATAGGCGAGGGGTTGCAGCGGCACTTTTCGTTGCTGCTCAGGTCTCCGCTGCTTGTTAATGATGGCGCGCTGAAGGTTGGTGACGGGTATCAGCATCTGGTAGCCATCGCCGTCCATGCGATGATGCTTGCTGCGGCGGTGCGGCACGAAGTCGCCCGCGTTGAGGATGAGCACACGTTATCACGCTGCGGGATAGCTGAATCGATGGGAGGTGTGTCATGATCGATCATGTGGTTGGGGTTGCGCTTGCTGTGACCCTCGGTGCGGCGTTTGCCGCGTGGTACTGTGTTGGAGTTCTCGGCTTAAAAAACAACAAAGGAGGGAGCGATGAGGCTGAATGATCGGTTGACGCAGACAGTCCGCGACCTGGTGGACGAAGTCCTGTTCCGGTTCCCGGTGGATTGCAAGGAGGCTCAGCGCCTGATTGCTGATGCGTTGGTGCGTCAGCAGACGGTGGAGCTGGTGGTTCGGATTATCGATACAACGCTGCTCGATGATGGGCAGGATACTAAGCGGAGGGCGTCATGAGTGAGGAGATAAAGGTGCTGATCAGGCGGATGAATCTGGTCGCTGTGCGGCTGGATTCGATCGTGCCAGAGGGGGACGGGTTTGTCCGGGAGATTCGTTGGCTGGTCGATGAGCTGCTGGTAATCGCAGGCAGGACGATGTATTCTGTCGTTGTCGAGGATATGAAGGAGGGCCGGTTATGGTGAACATGGATATGATCTATGGGTTACTGGCCGCTATTGCGGTTGGGTTTGTGGCGGTATTGTGGCTGATCGGGCCGGTGCTGGCGGAAGTCTGGGGACTGATGATGCTGCCGATCGGGGACGCCATGCAGTGGGTCGCCTGCCGGTTGCAGGAGGTGGCTCGCCGGTTGTGGATGGCGGGACGGTGGCTTGAGCAACAGGGCAAAATCTACAGGAGGGTATCATGAGGGTTGTATCAATGGCGGCGGCGGAGCCGGGTGAGTCTGTTGGGTCGGTGCAGTTGCGTGCGGTGGTTGCGCAACTGAATGCGGCGCTCGATGAGGTGGCGGAGGCGGTGAAGGTGGTGCTGCAGTATGCCCGCATGGGGCTGAAAAGCAGCGATATCAGGATGGTGAAACTGGTGTTTTACACGGATAAGGAGGGATCGAGACATGGGAAAGCGTAAGCCGAAGGGGTTACTTACAAAGAAGGTTGAGTTCCGCGATGTGGCGCCTGTGCGTCGTGATGACCGGAAGGTGACGCTGTTTGAGCCGGAGTTTTTGCCGCGAGGGGTGACCTATTCGGAAAAGTATCAGTGTTACCGGGCTTACCTGCACATCGGTCAAAAGCAGGTCGCTCATGGGCTTTATGACACCAAAAACGAGGCGATCGCAGCGAGGAAGCAGTTTGAAATGCAGCATCATAACGAAAGGGGCCCCTCTGTTGTGATGTCTGAGATCGCGGGAAAGCCGGGGTATCAGGGCAAAACGCACCTCGCGCCGAAGACCCAAGAGCGCCGTGCAGCAGTTGATCGGCTCAGGTGGATGCTGCGTGATGCGGCGATGGTGATCGAGCAAGGGAAAACGGAACGCCGGACGATTATCATGGGATCACATCGCCGTATGCTTGGGCGGCTGCTTGGTGGGGTGATGGCGCAGCTCGAGTATCTGACGAACACCGGCGAGGTGCTCTTGGCGGACATGCAGCCCGCCATGCGCGATGAAGCGCGGCGGCTGCTTGGCGGTTTAGATTGATGCTTTGCGGGATGCTCGCCACATCCTGGTAGTAAGTTGACTGGTTGGCTACCGTGTCTGATGGACTGCTTGTACATAAGCTGGTGATTCTCCCCGACCAAAGGCCCGGCAGCTTCCGGGCGGAACAGGGGAGTTAATTTTGGATCGATGCGTGGTGATGGATACTGAAAGATCACGAGATATTCCGGCGTGTTGCCGTGAGTGCAAATACTATGAATGGGATTATGATGAGTACCGCGACAAAATCTACCGGTTTTGTCTGCTTGGCCTGTGGTTTCCGGTGCAAAAAAAGACGTGCAAAAGACAGCGACCATGAGCAGTTATTCTGAAATACATGTGCTGAAAAGCCGGGCGGGGATGGATGAGGGGGCGTATCGGGCTTTTCTGTCCGGGTGGGGCGTGGAGTCGAGCAAAGAGTTGTCGCCGGCGCAGTATCGCGAGGCGGTGGCGCGGTTGCGCGAGCTGGCCGGGCAGCCTGCGGTGCGGTCGCGGTCGCGGTGGACGAAGGAGCCGTATTGCAGGCTTGATGGCCGGGCGGCGGAGTGGGCGACGTGCTCGCAGCTCTACATGCTTTTTGATGGGCTCTGGCTGAATGTTACCAGGCAGACGACGCGGGCGAAGGCGATCACGGCGTTCGAGGAGTGGCTGCACAAGCGCTTCGAGATTGCGCGGATTGAGTGGATCACGAAGGAGGAAGTTGGCAAGATCAAGCTCGCGCTGGAGGCGATGGCGCGGCAGGAGGCTGGGAAAAAGAGGTGATTTTGTACATTGGTTTTACAGGATTTTCCAACTCAAAATCAGGGAGGGGATGATGAACGCAGCGCACAGGCGTTATTTTCAGTTTAAGCGCGAGATGCAGCGCCTGGAGAGTGGCGAGATGACGGCTGAGGAGGCGAAGACTATCGCGAAAGCGAGGATGCAGCGCCTCTCTGAGAGCGTGTGTATCATTGGTCGTTTGGTGCATTTGTTTTGTTCGGAGAGTGAGACTTGTGCTTCAGCCGCGCAGGGATTTTCAATAACTCTCAACAGGAGGGGAGATGACTATCGATAAGGCTATCGCGGTGCTTGATAAATCGCACGGCTATTATGATTTATCTTATGGAGGTTTTTGCGTCATCGATAGTAGCAACATCACGCCCGATGAGCTTGATGCTCTTGCGGTGCTTATCGCAAATCGTGTTACGTATCCGGTGGTTGATAATGGAGGGGATGATGGGCATCATTGATTAAGCTGGTGTGCGCACAGCCACCGAAAAAATATCAAATGCTGGATAGTCTCGAATTCCGCGAGATATTTTTTGTCCGGAAAGTTGGGTCGGAAGTTGTTATAGCTGACGCAGATAGTGGAAATTTTAGGATGTCCCTGTCGCTTGAACAGCTCCTTCTGCTTAGCGAAGAGCTGCGAGACCTTGCGCAAAGCGGGGTTGATCGGTAGTGGCTCTGGTATCACAACACAAAAAAACAGGAGGGGATGATGGCGGCAACGTATAAAACGCCTTGGTGGGTGTGGGGGTTGATGGGCGTCGCGGGCGTGATTGCGGTGGCGAACATCGAGAAACCGAAAGATGAACCGCAGGCGGTGCAGGCTATCGCGGTGTATGATCAGGACAACTCGATTGATGCATTGTTTATGATGCAGCGTTTTGTGAAAGGGCGGCTCAAGTCGCCGTCTTCGGCGGAGTTTCCGAACCCCTACGACCGTGATGAGCGCGGAACGATTGTCCGGAAGGAGGGACAACGCTATTTTATCACCTCGTGGGTCGAGGCGCTGAACCCGTTCGGGGTGAGAATCAGGACGCAGTACGCGGGGAGAGTTTTGCAGGTTGACCGGGGAAACTGGCAGTTGATCGAGCTGGAGTTCATCCGCTGATTTTAGATCGTCCAAGAACTGTAAAAAGCCCGGTTAATCGCCGGGCTTTTTGCTTTTACGCTGGGAGTCGGAGGTGTTGCTTGCGCTTGGTTTTCCCGGAGAGCCTGCCCTGGACGACGCGGATGTGCGTGCCGGTGGCGCGGGCGATTTCGCGGGTGCTCAGGCCTTGCAGGTCAAGCTCGGCAATGCGATCGGTGAGCGGGTCGATTTCCGGGCGATAGACCGGGATGTAGGTGGGGAGCTTATCAAAAGCTCGCCAGAAATCGAGCGCGGCCTCGTGGCTGATGTGCGCGGCGATCCATTGCAGCGCCTCGCCGGGGAGGGCTTGCAGGGGGTTTGATGTAAAGAGGTCGAGCTGGTCGAGTGATTGTTCGCGGTATTTCGGGATATACAGATTCGGTTCGCCGGAAAACCGCTCCCAGAAGGCCATCGCCTTCGTTTTCCCGTGGTGTTTTGCGATCCAACTCAGAAACTCGTTTTCGGTCGCGATTCTGGGCATATCCGTTTGGTCTGATGCTTGGATATGGTACAATTAAAGTAAATGCGGCGACTTTTCCAAAACAGGCTACTTCGGTAGGCGCTCGATGACTATCTCCTTGACCTCCTGCTCGGTCTCCGGCCACTGCGAAAGGTCGTTCGGCAAGACGGGGCGCATCGGGAGTTTACCGGATCGCCCGTCCGGCCACTGGTGATACTTGAGATGTGCCGCGCTGGTGAGGTAGAGCGCGCCGCTTTTGACGTCGTAATCGAGGCTCTGGCGGAGCTGGCCGGTGGCGACCATCGGCGCTGACGCCTTTTTGTAGCGTTTCAGCTTGGCCGCGATGGTGCTGGCTTTGAGCGGTGCCCATTTCGGCTTTCCGCCCTCGCCGAAGTGCCGCACGGAGTCGCTGACGAGCACCTGGCCGACTTCGCGGAGCGTGGCCGGGTCTTTGAGGGCGCGCTGGACGCGCTTCGGGTAGTCCTCGACATACTTGACGGCTTCGCGCAGGCCGCGAAAGGTGAGGTGGATGAAGTCCGGTGTGGCGCTCATGATGCTTGCCGTTTGGCGTTGGCCTCGGCGGCGGCGAGGCGGATGGTTTCGAGGTGATAGTCGCGGACGGCGGCCCACTTTGCGTCCGGCGTGGCGTCGGTGCCGATGCGCAGGCGGATCGCTTTTTGCACGGGCGGCGGGATCATGCGCCACGCCTCGATTTTCCCGGACTGCGGGAGATCGTCGAAAAAGTCGAGGGCGATGGCCTCCATGATCTCCGCATCGGTCAGAGGCGTGATTTTGACAGCGAGATAGGCCGATGCCTGCGCTTTTTCTGGCTTAATGTCCGCAAGCACGCGGTTGACGATGGTGTTGGCTTCCGGCAGGTTCGGTAGCGGCTGCCAAGCGTGGCCGGTGCCGAGTGGAAAGCTGGTCTTTTTGACCGTCCGCGTCCACTCCTCCAGCTCACCGGCGGTGATGCGAAGGCTTTTGAGCAGGTCGAAAATCTCGTCAGCTGGATTGACTGGCTTTTTCCCTGATTGCGTGACATGCAGATAATAGCGCCCGAAGCTATCCTCGACCTCGCGGATCGCCGCGCCGATCTCCTCGGTGGTCGCCACGCGGATGAGCTTGCGAGCCTCCTCGGTGGCCTGCGCCACGCGGGCAGCGGTCTGCGGCTTTCTGTGCAGGAGCATCTGCATCTGCTCCTCATGCTGCCGGAGCACCATCAGGCGCGAGGAGATGATTGTTGTGCGCGGCGTCGGCGTGTCGCGGCGGGTGTAGAGTTTGGGGGTCATGGGGTTTTATTTAGTCGCGTGGAGGATGTTACGGGTTTTGTTATACCTAAGCAGTTGCGTTGCCGCGTTTTATTTGTTTGACGGTTGTTTGATTGTTAAAAAGGGAGATCGTCCTTTTGGATATCATTCGTCGGCTCTGGCGCAAGGCTCCAGCCTTTTTTGGTCAGCTTACGCGCGAGGTCGTCGCGGAAGCAGTACGTCGTGCCGCGCGAGCAGAAGATCAGGGCATAACCATCGTCGGGCCGATGTGCCGCGATAGGGATCGAAAGCCGACCGGTATCGGGAAGGTGTGGCGTGTACATAGTTTATCCCTCGTCATTTGCCGCATGGTGCGGGGTTGTTGGGGTGGACGTAGCCGTCGCAGCCACCGGGGAAAAGTTTGCACTCGCCGCAGGTTTTTGGCGCGGTGAAGATGTCGCGCAGGCAGTCGGCGCAGACAAAAAGCACTTCGCTGGTACCGGTGATCTTGCATAGCGTCAGATGTGTGGCGCGGTTGCTGTCAGCTTCGACGGTGCCGCAAAGATCGCAGTGTCTCATGGCGTTGTTCCTCCTGTTTGGTTTGTTGGCGTTATCGGTTCAGGTTTCGATTTCAGCAGCTCCGCGAGCTTATCGGTGATCATCGCGACGCGGTCGGGGCTGAGGGTTTTGAGCTGCTCGGTCAGGTAGTCCTCAAAGCTCTTGATCTTGTTGCCGAGGAACTCGGCGTTCCCGAGGTTGGCGCGCATCTCCGGCGTGATCTTGCTCGGCCCGGTGATGCCGAGGCGCTTGGCGCGTCGGGCGCTGACCGAAATCGCGCGGCATCGGCACCGGAAGCCGAGCGGCGGGTAAAACTCCCGGTTCGTCGCCGGGAAGATTTTGCCGTCGAGCACGCGGTGGCTGTCGCGAACACGCTCGTCGTGCGCCGTGCTGTACTCCCAGTACGGAAAGCTGTCTGCCATTTCGGCCTGCTTGGCATAGCTCCCGGCCCCGTATGCCATGCTCGTTTCGGTGCGGAAGATCGTCTCGGCATGGAAGTTCGACAGCTTGGTGTAGCCGAGGCGGTCGAAGGTCTTGTCGAGCGTCTTTTTCCACTTCTGGAAGCCTATGCCCTGCGCCAGCGTGTCCGTGAGGCTTGCGCTCACTTCGTCGGCAAGCTCCTGATCGGTGATGAGCGCTGAAACGAAACCTTTGAATTTGTGGAACTTGGCGGCGTCCGCGTTGCCCCAGCTTGTCGGAATTTTCAGCTCCGGATCGGCGGCGAATCCCTGACTCGCCTCCTCGCGCTCGATGTCCGCCATCTCTGCGGCTTTGTCGGCGTAGCCTTTGCGCCACTCGGCGTTCAAGGCCTGTTCAAGGGTCGTGCTCCAGGCGTCGATAAAATCCGGATCGGGGGCGGCGGCGAGCAGCTCTTCAGCGCTCGCCGTCAGGGCTTTTTTTTTGCGGCCTCCACTGCGTTGAGTAGCCCGTCAAGCCCTTCCCCGTAGCCGCTTGACGTGGCCGCAAAGCCCGTGCCGGTCGCGTTGGTGACGGGTTGCTTCGGGATAAAGTCGTCCTTTTCGTAGCCGCGCCGAAGCAGGAGCTGCTCGGAGATGGTGAAGTCGCCAGCCGTCGCGTAGATTTGATCGATCTCTGCCTGCTCTTTGGTCGTCTCAGCAGGCTTGGTGAGCACAAAGCGGATCACCTCCGCGTCGCTGCCGGGCAAGGTGTTGACCTCGCTGATCCAGCGCAGGATCGTGTTGAAGCCGTGCTCGACGAGCGATTTACCGACCGCGAGCGCGTCGTCGCGGATGTCCGCGCCGGTCTGCGAGCTGGCACGCGCGCCCGAAGCGTCGTTCTTGTCGAGGAGTTCGGTTCCGAGATAAAGTTTGTTGATCTTGCCGACGACGAGCTTCTCAAAGGCGATGTAGGTGTCGCTCGATGAGCTGCGGCCTTTGTTCTCAACGAACTCGATCTGCGTCCCCTCCTTGAAAACGGCGGCGGCACGGTTGCGCAGCACCATCAAGGCGGAAAGCGTCGCATCCTGGAATTTCTGGTCGGCGCTCGACGGCACCTTTCCAATGATGAAGTCGTGGCCGAAGCGCTCGATGAAGCGCAGGAGCCACTCGAAATTCGAGTACAACCCCATGACGTACCAGTAGAGCGTGTCGAGCAGGCCGACGCCGTAGGGGTTGAGGTAGCTCGCCTCGTGCTGAATGAGCAGGAAGCTGCGCGGGTACTCGCTCTCCGGGTCGTCGCCACCGCAAAGTACTCCATCGGCGACGCCCTGCTTGCGCAGGCGGAGCCGGTTGCCCTGGTCGAAAAAGAACCATTCGCGCGGCTTTTCCTCAATTCGGATCGGCAGTATCCATTTATCCACCTTGCCCCACACCACTTCGAGCACGGCGTACCCGTACTCCCGCGCCGAGACGATGCCGCCGATGATGCGCGGCAGGTCGAGCGTGTTGAGCACGCCTTGCAGAAACTCGGCGCGCGCGCCCTGCGTGGTGCTCTGGCTCAGGTCGGGGATCAGCGCAGCGATGCCCGACTTGTAGTTCAGCGACGCGGCGGCCACGTCCGGCTGGCGGCGCACCTGGTCGAAAGCGGTGATTGCCTTCGAGATGGTCGTGAGCGTTTTGCTCGGATTGGTGAGCTGCGCCGTGGCATTCATCAGCCCCTCGACGAGCTGCCTCGTGGCGATTTCGCTCGCGCCCGGAAGCGTGGAGAGGATCGGGTTCCCGTTTTTATCGAGGATCATTGGCGGTACTGGCTAAAGCTGTTGATGATGTCGCCCGCGAGGCTGCCGAGCGCGGAGAGCAAGCCGCTCGGCTGCTCCTGCGGGAGCGGTCGATTCGTCTGCTCGATGATGTCGTCCATGCTCCCTGTCGCGCCTTCTGCGGCGTGGACAGCGAGCGCGATGGCAGTGTAAAAGTCGCCGTGACTGTTCTCGTCGGTTTCGTTCTTTCCGGCGACATACCTGATGTTCCCGGCGTCGGTTTTCTCTTTGCGGATCGAGTGGAAGTCGTCGCGGATCGTGTCGTCTGCAGGGTAGCGGAGCATCTTGTCGAGCATCAGCCGCAGCACGGCATAGGCGAAAATCTCTTTGAGCTTGAGGCTCGCGTCAATGCGCTCGACGGCGTAGGAGCCGTGGCGCTCTTGCAGGCGCTCCGAGGTCTCGCGACCGATGCCGCGATTATCGATGCACGTCCGGCGGTGCTTCGGAAGCTTGATCCACTCGCTCACGCAGTCCTGCTGCACCTGGAAGCGCATCCCGTCAAGCGCCACGATGGCGCGGACGAAGCGGATTCCTGCGAGATTTTCGAGCAGGCAGATGACGGTGTAGTTGACATCGCGGCCCACGTCCTCGCCGATGTATAGCTCTCCGACGGCGTGCTGGTGGGCGTGCTGCGCGACCTTGCGGAAGTACGCGAGCGCCTCCTGCTCTTCGCCGCTGCCTTTGAACTTCTTGACGCCATCGAACGGGAACCACAGGGCGTCGTCGTACTCGCACTGCACGATCTGGTCGTAGATGAAGAAGCTGCCTTCCTCATCCTCCGGGATGCACATGTACTCCTGATTCCAACGCCGGATACCCTCCTCCTGCTCTTTCTGGCGCAACCACTCAGCCCGCTCTTCGGCGCTGAACGGCTTTTTATAAATCTTTTCGAGCATTCCCTCATCGACCGCCCGAGTGATCGGGATAGTATGGAGGTTCCAGTCGTCGCCGAGCAAGCCCTTTTTGTACTTGATGATGAGCTTGTTGAACTCGGAGGTTTTACCTTTGTGCGTCGAGCAGATCGTGATCGGCTGACGCCACATGCGGCTCGGCAAGAGCGCGTCGAGCACGTCCGCCTGCTGCTTGTGCAGAGCGAACTCGTCGGCGATTTTATACCCGCGCCATCCGCGCCAGGCGTCCGGGTTGCTCGAAAGCGCAGTCACTTCGCGCCGGTTCGGGAATTTGACGTGGTAGGTGCTGACGGCCTCTTTTTCGCCCGTCTCGGCGTTTTCGGTGACGGTCTCGTCCTCGTATATCGCGTCCGGGACGCTTTTGATGAGGCGGAAGAGCTTGGCCCATGCCGCTGTGTCCTGGATAAACTGCTTGGCGAGGAGCTTGGTCTTGGTTCCGACAAACGTGTCCCAGCGTCCCTCAATTCCGGTGATTTCGCGCGCTTTCTCTGCGAGCGCCCACGAAATACCCTCCTGCCTGCCTTTTTGGATCAGGTCGGCGATGTGACGGTCTTGAATGACGTCGAGCTGAAACGGGAGAAAGATTTTCTCCATCGGCAGCTTCGTGTACTGCGAGAACTCGTCGGGATGTCGGGATTCGGTTGGCATCAGCGGAGCAGGCCAAGTTGCGCGAGGGTCTTCGCGATTTCGTCGCTGGCGGCCTCAAGGCGCTCGGCGGCGGCGGTTTTATCCGGGTCGCTACCCGATGGCGCGGCGGCCTCTTCGTACTCCTGCAAGCGGACGAGGCCGGGTGCGACGCTTTTCACGAAGTTCAGCAGGGCCGGGTTCGGTTCGCCGTCTTCGTCGAGCACCTTGATGATGCGGTCGAGGAGCTTGTCCATGACCTTATGCAGCTTCTCGCTGCTCTTGGCCTGTATCTCCTCGATGTTCTCGCGCTGTTCGGCCCACTTGCCGTCCTTCGCCCACTCGCGGAGCTGACGCTCACTGACCGGGGTTCCGGCTTGCTTAAAGTGGGTCTCCATCTGCTCGAAGGTGTGGCGCTCCATAAAAAGCTGCCGAGCGACCGGATATAATTGGTCTCGCTTGGCCATTATCCGTAAAGGCTTTCGTGGAGGGCGTCAGCGTCATTTTGCGCCTGCTTCGCCTCGGTCACGATGGCGTGGTAGTCCTGCGCCGCTTGAAGGAGTGCGGCTGTATCGACGCTAAAGGGGTCGGTCAGGCCGCCCGCGTTACGGATTTCGATCAGCGTCCGCTGGCCCTGCGCTTGCGCCCGGAGCGTGCGGATTTTCTGGCTCAACTTTTCGAGTTCGTCCTTTGCGACGGCACGTGCTTCCTTGCTCATGAGGCTTTTGCTTTTGCGGTGTTGCAGTTGATGTGGTAGCGGCAGCGGTCTTCGAGGATTTTTGAGAGCTTGTCGAAGATTGCCGTCTGGTTTCGGTCGCTCGTTTTTTGCCGCTCGATTACGGCTCGCATAAGGTCGGTCTGGTCGCGGTTGTCTTCGAGCGCGGCGCTGAGGAGCTGCATGTCTTTGTCTCGGGATGAGGAGACCTGGGCAATCATATCCTTGTAAACGGTCGAGGTATGCAGCTCTCTGGCCGTCCACTTCTCGTTTTCGCCCCTGATGTAGGCTGTCCATTTCTCTTGTTCGCCCGCCATATAGGACTTGCCAAGCCAGAAGAGCACGGCGCAGACCACAAGCAGGCTGAAGAGCACAATGGCGAAAATGCCGAGGATGCTGGTGATATCAATAGCGGTCTTGAAAAAGCCGGGGTCTTTGGTAACAGTCGTAACGACGGCGGTCAAGTCTGGCATTACTGCGGGGGTTTGGTTGCGAGTCAAGCGCCGTGGTGCGCCTTTCATTTCCGAAAGTTAATTGCTCTACAACTCACTGTAAAACGAATGGTTATCGCCGAACCAGATTCATTTACGGGGCCGGAAATACGGTGTTATCATACTGGCATATCGAAGGGCAAAGTGCCCGATTTGACCAAGCTTTGAACACAGATTTTCCAGTATGCCGAAGCCGCCGTTTGACCGGTTCAAGATTTTCAAGACCGGTGCCACAAAAAACAAGCATGTGCCCGTCGTCAGCGATGAGCTGATCGAGCGCGTCTTTTCTGCGACAAAGGACAAGTCGCCGAAAGAGATACCGCTGGTGCTCGGCGTCGGTGGCCGCCATCCAAGCGATAACCTGCCGCTCATCGGCTACGCCGACCGCGATAGCCTCGAACTGAGCGAGACACCCGGACAGCCGAAAACGCTGTCGATCAAACCCCTCCGCTTCGCGGAGGACCTCAAGTCCGCGATGAAGAATCAGGGGGTGGACAAGGTGTCCATCCTTTTGCCGCCCGGCGAAGACTTTATCGAGCACATCGCTTTTCTCTCGAACCCCGCCGTGGAGCTGGGGACGGCCTTCGGCGCGGACGATGAGCAGGGTATCGCTTTCGGCTTCGACGAGCTTGGCAAGCCGCTCGAACGGGCGTTCGGTTCCGAGTTCCGCTGGGAAGTCGGCTGGCGCTTCCGTCAGCTCGGCGACTGGCTGCAAACCCTGCGCGACAATTTGATTGCCGACAAGGGCGTCGAGGAAGCTAATAAACGGATGCCGCAGTACCAGATCGACAATCTCAAGAGCGATCTTCCCGAAGACCAACCAGTGCCGACCGGTGACGTACAGCTCGCAACCGGATTTTCTGAACAAAACCATGATGAGATGAAACCAGATGAACTTGCAGCCTTGCAGGCGAGAGCCGCGCGGGCAGATGAGCTGGAGAGTGAAAACGCCACGCTCAAGACCGACAAAGAGGCGCTCGCCAGAAAGCTTTCCGACCAGCAAGCCGAAGAGCTGGCCCGCGAGGTCAAAGCCTTCTGCGATGCCAACGCGACGCGCCTCGGTAAAGAGCGCGACATCTTCGAGGGTATCCTGCTCGACCTGTACACCGCCAAGCCGCGCGCTTTCAGCGCTGCCGACGGCACCACGCAGGAGCGCTCCAGCTACAACGAGATCAAGCGCATTATCGCCGCCCTGCCCGAAAAAGTGGCGCTCGGAGAAGTCGCCGTCAAAGGCAAAGGCTTCGGCGCGACGGAGGGCGCGACAGAGGGTGAGACTGACTTGGCGACTGAGACTCTGGTGGCTCAGTATGTCGCAGTGCGCAAATAAAATTATACCAACACTTTCCGGAGATTCTTATGCTTTTAAACAAGGCGTCTGCCAGCGATGAGCTGACGACAATGGTCGTTGCAGAGCTGTTCAAATACTGCCCCGCGCTGTCTTACCTCCACTTTTTCAAGGAGCCTGGAAACGGCACGACCGAGCCGTATGGCGCTGATGTTGATGGGACTTTCGAAAACCGCGCACTCGGGTCTGCGTTTGGTAGCGCAACGCTTGCTCCGGCATACGGCACCTTTACCCTCAAGATTATTGGCAAGACGATACAGCTTGACGTCGCTTATGAGGATCGCTATTTCGGCAATGTGGCGGCTGCGGCGGCAGGGATCGCAAGCGAGTTCAGTCGCCAGTTGAAAAGCTGGGCTGAAAACGCAGGCCGGAACCTGATGTACAAGATCCTCAACGACACCTCCGCAACTGCCAACCAGTTCAACGGAATCAGGAAAATTATCGCCGACCAGGTCACGGCCGGTGACTCGACGCGGGTGATTTCGTCCGGGACAAACGGTCATCAGATCGTCCTCGGTAGCGACAACGCGGCTACGCTCAGCCAACAGAAGTTTATCGAGTATCTCGATCAGTTAATCGATTCGGTCGATGGTGGTGCTGATTACATCCTGATGGATAACGCGCTTTTGACTCGATTGAGTTCTGTGGCAAAAGGGTTGTGCACCGTGTCTCTCAACGATTGGGGCGCAAAGGTCGGTGACTACAATGGGACTCCAATAGTTCCGACCAGCCGGAACTATGACGGCACCCGCATTATCCCGTTCACCGAGACGGTCGGTACCTCTACGGACTGCACGAGCGTGTTCGCTGTGAGGTCCCGCGAGAAGGCGGGTTTGACCTGTATGACCACAAATTCTGGTCTGTTCGTGTACCCGATGAAGCAGGTGGGTAATTTTTACCAGGTGATGCCTCAGTTGCAGATGGATATGGCAGCGCTCTCGAAGCGTTGCGTCGCTCAGCTCAAGGGTATCCGTATCTGATGCAGTACACCGATCAGGCCTATCTGGAGGGGGGGCTTCCCCCCTCAGGAAAACGCCCACAATCGACGATCAGGATGGCGAGACGGGCAAAGGGACGCGATAAGGGGAGTTAGGTGGTTTTGTACAGGTTTTTTACAGGTTTGAACACTATCGAGGGCGCGGCATCCAATGGCTAATTTGATCTACACCACGGTTGACGACTTCTTGGCGATGATGTCCGGGCAGGCTTTGACTGAGCTGACGGACGATTTCCGCACGGGTGAGATCGATACCGATGTGCTCGCCAAGGCTGAGGCGCAAGCTATCGCTGAGGTCGAGCGGTACGCGGCGCAGTACTACACCCTGCCGCTCGCGTCGGTTCCATCGGTCAAGGCGCTGGTGCTCCCGCTGACCAAGTATTGGCTGTATGCCCGGCGCGGCACTGTCCGCGATGATGTGCGAGAGATGTACAAGGCAACGATGCGTAGCCTCGAAAAGCTCACCGCCGAAAGCCTCGGTTTGCCGGGCATCGAGCGGGCCGCCGGTGACAATGCCGGAGTGTCGGTATCGAGCGAGGATGAGCGCTTCGGAAGCAATTTTATGAATCTTGACTTATGACGGGTTTGCCAGTAATCGGCGGAATAGTTGATAGCATCGGCGACATCGTCAGCCGGTTCAAAAGCTCGGACGAGGATCGTCTGCAAAAGGCGGCGCTCGAAATGGAGCCTCTGCTGACGCAACTCAGGACGAACCTTGCTGAGGCGCAGCACCCGAGTTCGTTCGTGGCTGGCGCTCGACCTGCCGCTATCTGGGTATGCGTTATCGGCCTTTTCTGGCAGGTGGTGCTCTATCCGATAGTGACGTGGGTGTGGGCGTTTTTGCACATGCAGGGCGCACTACCGCCGTCGCTCAACATCGAGGTGCTCAATACAATGCTTTTCGCACTGCTCGGTATCGGCGGCATGAGGAGTTTCGACAAGGTGAAAGGAACGGATACAAAACAGATGTCGCGATGAACAAAACTTTTAAGCAGTTATTAATGGCTGCGCTGATCACGCCTTGGATAATAGCGATTTTGTCGTTGCTTTCCGGCTGTTCTGCTATGCGTATTGAAAAGCCAATGACGGGGCGCGACCGGCTGGCTTACGCCATAGCTGGCAATTCCAGCGCGAGAATTAAGGCAGGTGGGTCGGTTAAAGCTGGAACGATCG